CAGTTTATGCATGCATCCGATTGCTTGGCGACACAATTTCTTCATTGCCACTTTCAGCATACGTTCGACGCGGCCGAAACAGACTCTCATACTCAAGCGTTTACGGATCGCAACCGGCATGGGTGAACAAGCCGAATCCAGAAGCATCGCGTGTGGAATTTTATGAGCAGATTATCGCTTCACTTAATATTCATGGCAACGCTTTCATTTTAACGGTTCGAGATGACATGGACGAAGTCCAAGAAGTCTATTGCATCCACCCGGATGACATTCGAATCGAGCGACCACGTCCAGGCGAACCACTTATCTACAAGATGAAAGATCCAGAAGGAACCTTCTCTCGCACTTTGACATCACGCGAAATGAAACACATTCCACTCTTTAGACTTCCAGGATCCATGTATGGCCTCGGCCCGATCGCAGCAGCTCGTCTAACCATTGGCGCAGCGATGGCAGCAGACACATACGCAGCTGCATACTTCGGCAATGCGGCAAACCCTGGCGGCGTCATTGAAGTGCCTGGCGAATTAACAGAAGAGCAGGCAGGCGACATCGGCCGCGATTGGAACATCACTCACACAGGGCCATACCGCGCAGGCAAGATCGGAATCCTTTCAGGCGGCGCACAATTTAGACCGCTGACACTTAACGCCGCCGACGCGCAGCTCCTAGAGGCCAGAAGATTCAACGTCGAAGACATTGCCCGATTATTTCGAGTCCCACTCAGCCTATTAGGACACCCGGTCGCAGGAGCGATGTCCTTTGCCAGCGTTGAAGCGCAAAACCTTTCATTCGTGCAGCATTCGCTTCGCCCATTATTGGAACGAATCGAGCAATCACTTTCTGAATTACTTCCAGAACCGGACGGCTTCATCAAGTTCAATCTTGACGCATTGCTTCGTGGAACCACACTCGAGCGTTTCGATGCTTACACAAAGGGCCTGCGCGAAGGTTTCCTATCACTTAACGACGTCCGCGCAGTCGAAGATTTAGCACCACTAGGCGAAGCAGGCGATCAGTACAGAGTACCGCTGCAAAATATCGACGCAGCAGACGCACCAGACGTCGGCCTGAAATTACGATCAGAGATCGCAGCAAGCCTGATCCAGGTCGGCTTCGATCCAAAGGCCGTAACAGAAGCGGTCGGATTACCACCGATGGCTCACACAGGACTGCCATCAACGCAGCTGCAACAGATATCAACAATCGATCCAGCAGATCCGCAAAGCGCCTACGAAGTCAATTCAAGAGAAGCACGCAGCGAACAGCCGCACATGGTTCTACAAGTTCCAGAACCAACCGTCAACGTTGCAGCTCCAAATGTAACAATTGAACCGGCGATGGTTATGCTTGAGTCACCTCAAGTCAATGTTGAAGCGCCAAACGTAAGCGTTGATGCACCGACAGTAAATGTGACAAATACAATCGAGCGCAAGAGAGTCCGCAAGAAGATCATTCGAGATGAAAACAACTTGATTGTTGAAGTCATTGAAGAATTTGTTGAAGGGGAAGAATAATGGCAACAGGTCTAAGCGCTTATCTCGGAAACAAATTTCTAGATGCCGTCGGCAACGCCACCGCTTACTCAGCAGCCAATGTGTATGTGAAACTTCACATAGGCGACCCAGGAGTAAACGGCACAGGCAACCCGGCAACAGAGACGACACGTCAAGCAGTTTCATTCAGCGCAGCAACAGCCGGTGGATTGACATCCGACGCTGACGTTTCTTGGACAAACATCGCAGGATCAGAAGATGCAACCTTCTTCTCAGTATGGGATAACGCAACAACAGGGAACTTCTTATTTAGCGGAGCAATAACAGGCAACGCTTACACAGCAGGCGATACCTTTACAATTCCAAGCGGATCGCTGACAGTATCCCTAACACTCGCGAGCTAACATGGCTCAATTTGTTCTTGATACTTCTCAGCTTGATTTTGACGTATTAGGCCCGATCACATTCGCAACAGCCAGCGCTTCATTAGGATCAGCAACAGCAACGGCAACGGCAGAGATTGACAACATCGTTGCAGCCAACGCCCCACTTGGAGCATTGATAGCACAGGCAAGCATTCCACAGCCAGCATCTCAAACCGCTGGCTCGGTGGGGATTCCAAACTATGTACAGCCAAACATAATCACGCCAAACATAGAGATAAAGCAAGCAAAGAAAATAAAAGCAAAGGCAAAGACACGACTAGGCGCGATGAAAATACAAGCAACATCAAGAATAGATTTCTCTGTGCTTGATGACGACGCAGAACTTCTTCTACTGATCTAGGATAAAAATGCCATATTTGATAAGCGACAAGCAGAGTGACTGCTCAGGATGGGCAACCGTTAAAGAAGAAGCCGACGGATCCTATACAACAATCGGATGCCACGAAAATAAACAAGACGCTATCGATCAGATGGTGGCAGTTTCGATCGCAGAAGACATGGAACCAGGCGGCGAAGTAAGCAATCGAGCCGTAGATTTATCGCCCCCGGCATTTATTCAAGCAAACGCAAAGCGTGGACTTGCATATTTAGCAGAAGGATATGGCGGCGACGGTCTCACAGAAGGAACGAAGCGAGCAGCTCGTGAAATGGCAGCAGGCAACATAAGCGAAAACAAGATCAGGAAAATGGCCCCCTGGTTTGCTAGACACAAAGTCGACGGCCAAGCAGCAAAGAACAGCAACCCATCCGATCCACAATACCCAGGCGCAGGATTAGTCGCCTGGCTTTTATGGGGCGGAGACGCAGACTTCAGCGACCGAGCACAAAACTGGGCGCAGAGAAAAATAGACGCACTCGACGCAGAAGAAGACTCAAGGAGCAAAATGACAAAGAAAATAGAACGCCGCACCTTCACGATCAAGAACGTAGAAGCACGCCAGGCAGAAGACGGAACGATGCGCCTCTCCGGATACGCAGCCGTATTTAACGAAGACAGCGTGCCGCTTCCATTCCTTGAGAGGATCGCACCGGGCGCATTTCGCAAGACCCTGACAGAGACACCAGATGTGCGCCTCTTAATCAATCACGAAGGCCTACCTTTGGCAAGGACAAAGAACGGAACCCTTCGCCTGACAGAAGACGAAGCCGGACTTTACATGGATGCAGACCTACCAGACACGCAAGCAGCTCGCGATCTTTACACATTGGTCGAGCGCGGCGACGTTGATCAGATGAGCTTCGCATTCAGAGTGATCCGCCAGAAGTGGAACGAAGATCGCAGCCGCCGAGTTCTTACGGAGCTTAGCCTTTCTGACGGCGACGTTTCAGTCGTAACTTATCCGGCCTATCCAACGACCACAGTCGAAGCTAGAGAACAATTAAAGGCAGCGATGCAGGCAGTCAAAGAAGGACGCGATATCAGTCCAGAAACTATGCTGGTTCTAGAAAATATTTTCTTCGATTTATCAGAGGGCCACGAATACATTATGAAAGCGGCTCAAATTATGTCTGAATTTATGATGATGGAAGATTCCACATACATGGAAGATGAAGAAGAAGATCGCGCAGTTGACACAGTCGGCAGCTTCGTCTCTTGGGATTCTTCGGGCGGCACAGCACGTGGAAGAGTCGAACATGTTATGCGCGAAGGCGTTCTAGGGATACCCGGCACAGATTTCTCAATCACAGCTGAAGATGACGATCCTGCGGTTTTGATTAGAATTTATGAAGAAGTTCGAGATGGATGGCAAGCAACAGAAACTCTCGTAGGACACAAAGCATCCACACTCACAGCGATCGATGCATTGCCAGAACCAAGTCCAGAAGAGGGGCGCAAGATTTCTCTTCGCCTCGCGCAAGCAATAGTCAGCAATACAAACTAGAATTCTGCTGCAATCAGCAGATACAAAGCCGGAGCGCCTCTCGCACCCAATATGCGCCGCGAGATTAAGTGACACCACTTTGATCCAAACCACACTCATAAGGAGATCAATAAATGTCAAAGTCTTTCCTTGATAAATTGATCGAGCGTCGTGATGCAGTTAAGTCAGAGATGGACGCAGTTCTCGAAGCAGTAGCAGAAGAGAACCGCACTGACCTCACAGCAGAGGAAACCACAAAGGTGGACACACTCGTAGAAGAATCACGATCACTCGATACAAAGATCGAAAAGATGAAAACACAGGCAGATGCAGATGCAAAAGCATCTGAGATCCGCTCAGCAGTTTCAGACGTTGTAATGCCAAAGATCGGCGGCGCAACAGTTACACGCGAAGAGCGCACATACTCAGCAAACTCAACATCATCATTCGTGAAGGATGCATTTAATGCACAATTCTCAAATGACTATGCAGCAAACGAGCGCCTAGCACGCCACATGCGTGAAGAGTCAATCGAGCGCCGCGATGTTGGAACAGCACAGTTCGATGGTCTTGTAATTCCACAGTACCTCGTCGACCTTGCAGCTCCACTAGCACGCGCAGGCCGCCCATTCGCGGATGCAGCGACAAACAAGATGGCACTTCCACCAAGTGGAATGACGCTGAATATCAGCAGAATGACCACAGGAAGTTCAACAGGCGTACAAGTTACACAGAATGATGCAGTATCAGAAACTGATATCGACGACACACTACTCACAATCAATGTGCGTACGATCGCCGGACAGCAAGATATTTCACGTCAGGCACTAGAGCGCGGAACAGGCATCGACACATTTGTGATCGCTGACTTGATCAAGTCATGGCATACAACACTCGATTCACAGATCCTAAATGGTGCAGGCACAGCCGGCACAATCAAGGGCCTTCGTGCATCAGGTGGAAACGCCATCACATTCACATCAACAGCACCAACAGTCGGATTGCTTTATCCAAAGCTTGCTGACGCGATTGCACAGATCCAGACAAACGCATTCGTCTCACCTTCACACTGGGTAGTTCATCCACGTCGCCTAGCCTTCTTGCTTGCAGCAGTAGACAGCACAAACCGTCCACTTGTTGTACCAGCAGCAAACGGCGCAATGAACGCAGTAGGCGTCGGCGGAGCACCAACATACGGAAACTCCGGATACCAGATGCTCGGACTCCCAATCATCACCGATGCAAACGTCGGAACAACATACGGAACAACTACAAACCAGGATGAAATCTATTGCGTAACAGCAAGCGAAGCTCATCTTTGGGAACAGCCAGGATCACCATTCGCACTTCGCTTCGATGCGACAGGCGCTGGAAACCTCACAATCAAGTCTGTCGTTTACGGTTACGCCGCATTCACAGCAGAGCGCTACCCACTTGCAGCCTCGATCATTTCAGGCACAGGTCTAAGCGCACCAACCTTCTAATCGAAGGCAAGCACTAAATTGTGCAGGGCGAGTGGCCCACCCCCCGAGTCACTCGCTCTGCACTTCTAAACAGGGGGAAACAAATGAAAACAGGACACAAAGTAACAATCGGCTCGTGCGATCCAGGATCCGTAAATGGATCCTTCGCATACAGACTGATCCAACTTGCGCAAGCAAGAAGCGACAGACTCG